AAAGTTTTATATTTTGACTGTTTTTTTGTTGGAATAAAAAGAGTTGGAGAAAAATCTCTTCTTGTTTCATATCTTTTACCATCCTCTACTCCACGAATCAAAAATTGATTGCCAATCAATTGAACATTTGTATAAAAATTTGAAGACATTTTACTCAATTAGTTTTTCATATTTTTTTAAGATTAAATTAACTGGATCAATAATAGTTAATACCTTATCAGAGTGAATCATAAAACTATTCTGTGATGTATAATCTAACATCCAAGGGGTTAATGTCATATCAGAATTCACTACAAATGGTTCTATTAATCTGCAGTCTGGTTCTCCCAGTTCAGAACCAACTTCCTCAATCTGACTTATCAGAATTTCCTTGTTCAGAAGAACTAGAATCTTTATCATTTTTCTTTCCATAGTTTACAATATCTTCAATGTACATTTGTTTGAGTTTATCTACTGGTTCAACCATAGTGATTAACCAGTCAGAAGGAACAGGTATTTTTTCCTCTTTAGACAAAGGTATCCAGGGGAAAAGAGATACCTCAAATCCTGCTTTTTTCATTCCTTGAGTTTCATTTTCTGTTAGAAGATTTGGATTTCTCATTTTAACAACACAAGGTTTATCCAAGTAATATCCAATAACTCTTTGATTTTCTTCTTCACCAACACACATTTCATTTACGTCTGCGATGATATCTTCGCCAGACTTAAGAAGCATCAGTTTAATCGTCATAGTTCTCCCATACCTCAGTGAATTATAGCACAAAAAAAGGGGAGGTGTCAACTGGATTTTACCAGTTACCTCCCTGCAGCAACGATAGTTTAGCTCATTGTTATTTAGAGATAATCTTTTCTCTTATGCGATTCTGGAACGATTCTTCCCAAAATTACTGTAAGTAATCCGTCTTCAAAATTTACAGAAGAGACTTCTGTATCATCAGCAAGAGTCCAAGTTCTAGTAAAACTTCTTTGTGCTAAACCTTTATGTAAATAATTTGTCTCAGTTTCTTTATCTTCTTTTTGTCCTTCAATAAAAAGTTTTCCATCTTGTGTATAAACAAGTACTTCTTTTTTAGAAAATCCAGCAAGTGCGAGTTCTAAACGTGACTCTACATTACTGATTTGAACTAGATTATATGGTGGATAATTTGAAGTTGTTTCGTGAAGGTTAAATAGACGATCAAAATATTCGTCCATTCCAATACTATTACGAGTAATCCTATCCATCAGGGCAGGAAGATCGGCAGATGTGTACCTAGAAAGATTAGTCATTTTTGCTCCTTAGAAAGCGAGATTTGATTGTGCGAACCCTTACGGCATTCACAATACTAATTATAACAGAAAGCATAAAAAAGGGAGTGTGGAACTCCCTACTTTATTATTCGGTTTCTGCTGCTTTTACTTTTTTACCAATATTATATTTCTGTTCTAAAATCCATTCTTCTTTATCTTTATATGCCAAAACTTTGATTTGATTGAGTGGGGCAATATCAACAACTTCATCTGGATTTACAACAGATAATAGTCCCCAATCTAAAAGAAGACGAACAATACGATTACGTCTTTGAACATCGTTTAAAGTTAGATTGGCGTGTTTACCATCCAGAGCAAATAACTCTTTAAAGTGGACAATATAATATCTACCTTGCTTATGTAGAATGTGACAAGATTGGTAAAGTTTTTTTTCTTTACGTGATGCTACTCCGATACGTGTCAAAGTCTCACGAACTTTAAGAAAATCATCTGGTTCATTTAATAGAACCTCAATCATCATACTTGGTGTCCACTGTACTTGTGGTTCTACCGTGATAGTCATCGTCTTCCTCCAGTATCAAGTCGCTGTTTAATAAAAATAATCTGATCTTTTGATAAGATTTTTAAAACTTGTAATGCTTTTTCATTACTATATCCATAGTATTTCTTAATACATTCCAAATCTTCAATTTTATCCTTATAAACCCAGGGAGAAAATCTCCTCTGTTTTCTAATAGTATTTAGATAAAATGTATATTGCATATCTTTATCTAAAGAGTGATTAAGATTTATTTCGTTTGCATACAATATGCAATCAACATATGCAGATAAACAACGATTGATAATAAAGGGTGGATATGATTTAATATCCTCTGACAAATCCTTTTTATTATCATTAATTGAGTTCAACCAATCTTTAAGTTCAGTCATCTTATAATTTGTATGTCATCATCTTCTGTCCAGAGTTCGACCTTAGTTCTGAATCTACCTTCTTGTTTAAGTTTTTCATATCGTTTAGTTGCTTTCTTTTTCCACCAGGAAATAATATTTTCCAATTCAAACTTATCCCAATTAGGGCCACGAACAAGTTGTTCTTCTTCACCAAGAAGAACCTGACGTACATTTTGATACCCATATTCAGAAGTATAAAACCTTTTCTTTTGTGTCAACTCAAATGCATTACCGATTACAGAATTAAATTCTGAAAGTTTTTCTTGGTCCTGAAGAGAATTTTTAATAATTGATATCATTTTAGTTTGCCTCTTCATTTTTTTAGATGATGCCTTATTATCCGTAAGAGGGGTATTATTATTTAAAAGAGTAAACCTATTATGTAATTTATGAAAAATATCATCATGCAGTAAGGGAAGAAATTTACTCTCTGTTAAACCTTTATATCGCATAAATGGTTTAAGACCATCATATTGAGAAGAATCAGTAGTAGACCCATAAAGAGAAGTTGTTTCAAATAAAGCAATGTCTTTCTCAAAAACTTCATTTAGTTTTTCACGAGCAAAATGAGAACAACAGAGAAGTGCAAGAAGTTTTCCACCAAGATAATTATACCCAAAAGGTTGTGAAGGTACAATCACAAATCCCATTACTGCATGTCGATTGAATATTCTTAGGTCTGGTTGCTTTCCTAACCAGACATTTCTTGGTTTTGAATTGATAGTTGGAGAACCAAAACGAATAAACCCAACTACTTTTTGAGTTTTTTTTTCAAATATCATCCAACGAAGTTCTCTTCCTGGAATATTAGATTCGTTATTATGAGAAGAAACTGCTTTTAATAAGTTTACATAATAATCTTGCGGAAGTGAATTTTGAAATCTACTTCCAATAAACTTAATGTCAAACTCCATATCATTAGGACTAATATCTTCATTAAAAAATTCGTCTTGAAGTGAAACAATTTGATTTGACTGTAAAATTACTTCTTTTTTTACATATCTCAAATAATCCTCAATAGAAGTAAAATTTACATAATACTTAATAAATTCATCTGCTGCCCAAACTGCATCTTGTTCAGAAACAATCATTTGAAAGAGCACTCACACATTATTTCAGTCAGACAAGCAAGAAGGTTAATCTCTTGGTCTGCTACAAAAGCCGATTGGTATTGATATTTCGCAATAATAAGAACAGAAGAAGCAATACTGGGACCATCCAAATGTTCATATAAAGCATCATACACCATACGAAGAACACTACTGGCATCATTATCAAGGTTTGACATAACCCATTTACGAACTTCCGGAAAGTTCTTTTCTTTGAGGTATTTAAGGAGATCATTAAGTTTAACATTAGAAAATGACGCAAGAATTGCAGAATCAATTGTTCCAGAAACAGAATACCTTTGGCATTCGTTCAAAACTCTTCTGAAATCGGGAAAGTGCTTATTTACAAGTTGGGCAAGAACTTTATCATCTGCCTCAACTTTCTCTTGATCCAAGATCTTTTTGAGCCTTTCAAAGAACTTTGAGGCAAGTTTTGGTTTGTCTTTGGTCTTGATCCCAAAATCAACAACGGCACATCTGGAATGGAGTGGTTCGATGATTTTGTTTTTGTAGTTGCAGGTGAAGATGAATCGGCAGTTGCCACTAAACTCCTCAATAGATGCCCGTAGGAGGAGTTGAACATCGCTGGTTGTATTATCTGCTTCATCAATAATGATGACTTTGTGTTTAGCAGTTGATGAAAGTGAAACGGTCGAAGCGAAGTTCTTCGCATTATTTCTGATAGTGTCGAGGAATCTACCCTCATCGGATCCGTTGATGACATAAAAATCTACTCCAAGTTCATTACATAATGCTTTAGCAACTGTTGTCTTACCAATTCCAGGAGGTCCAGAAAGCAACAGGTTTGAAATCTCTCCTCTATCTACAAAGTCCTGAAATGTTTTTTTAATACCTTCAGGTAGTATACATTCTTCAATTGTTTTTGGAGCATATTTTTCTACCCACAAAAATTCATTTCTCATAATCTATTTAAATCCAATTAGGTTTTTTCAATTTACAACTTGGGACAATTTCCCACCATTCTTCCCCATCAAACACATACAACTTGTGTGTATCTTTGTCGAGAAAAAAGTCACCTTTTTCATAGGTCATACCCATTCTGGTCGGCGTTGTGGCATACGAAGATAATTAGATGCAACCCAAGGTTTGGATGCAATGTACATCTTGTAAGCAGTAAAAGTATCAATCGTATCATCATATTTCCATTCTTCGGGCATAGCACGAGCAAATGGAGTCACTTCTTTAATCTTACCTTTTGGAAACAAATAGTATGCTTGCAGTAAGGTATTATAGCAGGAGTGAGTTTTATTATATCGTAAAGTATATTCATCACACAAGTTCATTCCCCACTTGATTAACCAATAGGCATTATCAATAGATTGTGCTGCCCATAAAGTACAAGGGTGATTACGGAAGGCACCCTTCTCTGTTTTGTAGGGGGTTCCATCGGTCTTAGGGAGAGTTCCATAGTTGTGTCCCCACTTATTTGATGCCACGATGGAGAGCATTTGACATGCCTCTAAGGGCATTTTAATTACGTGTTTGTCTGGAAGTGTAATAGCACTCTCAGCAGGAAATGGAGATGTAACAAAGATGTTCATTCAAATGTAGAATCGGGTTCAAGAGCACAATAGTACTTCAAATCTCTGTCGGTGCTCGTAAATCGTGACAAAAGTTTTTGTGAGATGACGACTTCATAGGAACCAGGAAGAATCTTGATATTCTCCACTTTAAAGTTAAACGTAAAGATGCTATCAGTTTCTCCAACCACGATAGAAAAATCATTTGAGGTATCATTCTTTTTATCTCTTACTACCAGTTTCACAACACCTGCCTCACCAACAGCAGATAAATCTGGGAGTTGATAAATTGCAGCAGCCTTGAGTAACTTATCTAACTGCTGAGTATTCAACTCAAAACATACATCCTCACTTGGAAGAACAATCTCTTTGTCTGGTGGTGTTACAATCACACTTGGGTCAGCAAAGAAATACTTAGACCTTGATTTGCCTTCACGTATCATTACATACTTATCATTCTCAAAATCAAGTTCAGGTGTTTGGTGAAGATTGAGACCATTCAAAAATTGATTTAGATCATAGATTCCAAAGTCCTTTGGAAAGGTTTCAGTAATCGTTGCCTCAGCAAGTATGTTCTTCATCACTGAAATAGTGCGAAGTTT